TGATACACTCTTGACTATTGATGTGCGTACAATCGCAGGTCAGCAAGATCTATCAAAGCAGGTCATTGAGCGTGGAACTGGCGTAGATGCATTCGTCGTACAGGACCTAATCCGTTCATGGCACACCACTCTTGACAACCAGATCCTCAATGGTTCTGGAGCATCAGGACAAATTCGTGGTATCCGCAACACCTCTGGCGTTAACTCTGTAACATATACAGATGCTTCACCAACAGTTGCAGAACTATATCCAAAGTTGGCAGATGCTTACCAGAAGATCCAAACTGGCGTATTCATGAATCCTACACACTGGATCATGCACCCACGCCGCTTGGCATTCTTGCTTGCTGCTGTTGATGATGCAAAGCGTCCACTTGTTGTTCCTACAGCAAATGGTCCAATGAACGCATTCTCAACTGGTGCAGGTTCAGCATCTTACGGTAACTCTGGCTACTCATTGATGGGTCTACCTATCATTGCTGATGCTAATGTTGTTACTGATGCAGGTGCAGGTACAAACGAAGATGAAATCTATTGCGTAACAGCACCAGAACTACATCTTTGGGAGCAGGCTGGATCACCATTCGCATTGACATTTGATGCAACTGGTGCAGGCTCACTCACTGTTAAGTCAGTTGTTTATGGATACTCAGCATTCTCTGCTGGTCGTTATCCTGCAGCAACATCCGTAATTAGCGGAACTGGTTTAGCAGCACCATCATTCTAAGTTAGATTTGCATAGAGCACAGGGCCTCCCGCACTCTATTGCAATACTTAGAGTAATCTAAGGAAGGGCAGGCTGGCAGACGCCCCGATTTGTCAGCCTGTTCCTTTTAAACGAGGGAAAATGAAAAAACTTAAAAAGATATTTAGAATTAAAAAGGAAACAGCAACTGCTCTACCTAAAGTAGAAAAGGCTATGTTACCTAAATTGGAGAAGAGGAGCAAATGAGTCAATCAAGCACAGTTTATACAACTTTGGCTGATGTTAAGAATGCATTGCAGATAGAAGATTCTATAGATGATGTTGCTATTGAAGCAGCGATTCTTACTGCCAGTCGTCAGATTGATGAATATTGCCAAAGATTTTTTTACCAAGAGGGTAGTCAAGCATTCCCTGCTACAAGATACTACACAGCATACAGCCCTTGGTATGTAGAAACAGACGATATCGTTGAAGTAACAGAATTGGCTTGTGATGTTGATTTTGAACAGACATATACTCAAATATGGAATGTTACAAGTGCTCCATTAGATGTTATGTACGAGCCAGTAAACAATCCACTAAAGGGATGGCCTTATACAAGATTATTGGCTATAGGCTCATATGTATTTCCTTACTTCTTCCCTCAAACAGTGCGGGTATCAGGAATATTTGGATTTCCACAAGTACCATATGAAGTAGAGATGGCCTGCAAGATTCAGGCATCAAGATTATTTGTAAGAAAGCAATCACCATTTGGAATTGCTGGATCTGTAGAATTGGGTACAGTTAGATTAAATTCAAGACTTGACCCAGATGTAGAAATGTTGTTAAAGACATTTAGAAGAAATAAGGGATTGGCTTACTAATGATTCAAATTAGCAAAGTAAGAGAGCGTATTGGAAAGAATATAGAACGCATATCTGGCATTCGTATTTATGATCAAATCCCAGATGTTGTAGTTCCTCCATGCGCTATAGTAGGTCAATTAGATTTCACATTTGATATTGATAATGCTCGTGGTTTGGACCAAGCATCCGTTGATGTTTATGTGATTGTTCAGAGAATCTCCGAAAGAGCAGGGCAAGAGAAACTTGATGAACTCTTAGGTGGAACTGGCAATAAGTCAATTAAGACTGCCATAGAATCTGATAGAACATTAGGTGGACTTGTTAATACTCTAAGAGTTATAAGTGCTGAAAGCGGTACATATGGTTCTGGAGATCAAACATTTTTATCTTATCGTTACAACCTCACAATTTGGGGCTAAGGAGAACAAAATGGAATATACAGTTACCTCAAGTAAAACAGTTTGCGGTAAGATTAATGGTGAAAAACTTACCGAAGATGATATAATTGCTTATGGGAGTTCAGTAGAATTTCTCGTCAATGCAGGACATATCAAAAAAGCAGGGCAGACACCAAAAGCAGTAAAAGAAATAAAAGAAGAAGTGCAAGTGCTAAAGGAAGAACCAGAAGCATTTGTTTTTAACACATTTAACAATGAACAAGGAGATAAATAATAATGGCTCGTTTAGTACTTACAAATGTTGAAGTTACTATTGCTGGTGTAAGCCTCGCTGATCACATTGCATCTGTAACTCTTTCAAGCACATATGATGTTCTTGAAACCACAGCATTCAAAGGTGGAAATGTTCCACAAGCAGCAAAAGAGCGTATCGCAGGTCTTGTAGATAACTCAGTAACTCTTGAGTTCCATCAGGATTTTGCAACAGGCGAAGTTGAGCAGACAATCTACCCACTCTTGGGTACAGTTGCTGCAATCAAGGTACAGCCTGTAAATGCTGCAATTTCAGCAGACAACCCAGAATATCAATTCAATGCGTTGATTTCTGAGTGGACACCTCTAAATGGTGCAGTTGGCGAACTCGCTACAGCATCAGTTACATGGCCAATCACTGGCGCTATCGTTAAGGATGTAACTCCGTAACATGGCCAAAATGGTTCTAACTAACGCAAGTGTGGTATTTGAAGGCGCATATGATTTTAGCGACCATGTGTCAAGCATAACGCTTTCAACTGTCCACGATGTTTTAGATGTGACTCCTGTGAAGGATGGCGTCATCTATAAAGAAGTAATTGCAGGTGTTGGAACTAATACAGTAACATTTGATTTCTATCAAGATTTTGCAAACAATTCTATTGAAGAGTTTTTTGGTGGAGAACCAGGAAATCCTTTGATGCCAAATCGTGTAGGAACAAAGGTTGCATGTGCAGTCAAGCCAATAGCGTCTGCACCAATATCAGCAACAAATCCAGAATATCGCTTTGATGCATTAGTAACTGAATGGACTCCGCTAAATGGTGCGGTAGGCCAACTAAGTACTATCGCTGTGTCCTGGCCTATCTCTGGAGCAATCACTAAGGATGTAACTCCTTAGTTTAATTAACTAACCTTAAAGGGGCGAAATATAATGGATGGACTAAGTATCAAAGTAAAGACCAGTGACGGAGAAGAAGGCGTTTATAGCCTTCGTCCCAAGACTCTTGTTGCATTTGAAAACAAATATAATAAGGGTTTTGCTAAGTTGTTAACCGAAGATCAGAAGTTGGAGCATATCTACTTCCTGGCTTGGGCAGCGATGAAGGATGCTGGTAAGGTAGTAAAGCCTTTTGGCGAGTCATTCCTTGACACACTTGATAGTGTTGAACTGGAGACAGACCCAAATTCAGAATCCACAGAGACAGCCTAACCTATACGGTAGCCATGGTTTCTGTGGAGACTGGCCTTTCTCCCAACGACTTGCTTGAAGCGCCTGACGGTGTACTTGAAGCAATTGTTATTTATCTCAAGGAGCGATCCAAGAATGCGAGCAGGTAATGAGTAAAGATGTTATAGTGCTGACTGGCGTCAAAGAAACACTAAAAGCATTAGAAACATTTGATAAGAATGCAGTTAAAGAATTTAACAAGATTCTTAATTCTGAACTAAGCAGTGCTAAAAAAGAAGCACAAGGCTTAGTAAAATCAGAGCCTCCACTAAGTGGTTGGGCTACTCAGCCTGCTCGCAATCCTCGCTCTCGTGGTGGTGCTGGATGGCCTGCCTGGGATCAAAGCGTTATTAAGGCTGGAATAACATCCACAAAGGCTGAGGGTAAGGTTAGAAGAGACTATACAACAAATGCTGGTGCACTAAAAAATAGATCAGCAGCAGGTGTAATTTATGAATTAGCGGGAAGAAAGAATAAGACCGCAGGTAAGAACAAATTTATAGATAATTTAAGCAGAGAAGATTCTCCATTTATGCCATCAAGATTAATTTGGCATGTGGTAGATAAGAATAGAAATAAAATGTCTGAAAATATCTATAACGCTTTGGAAAAGGCTAAATCAACACTACAAAGAAATTTATTAATGAGGAGAGGCTAAAATGACTACAGGTGCAGTAATTGCAAGGATTGTCTCTCAATACTCTGATAAAGGTAGTAAGGCTGCCCAAAAAGATATCGCAAAGACAGCCAAAAAGATTGATGATTTTAATAGAAAAGTAGTAAAGGCTTATGCTGCTGGAGCAGCCGCAGCCGCATTGTTTGCATATAAGGTTGGAAAGTTTGCTGTTAAATCAGCAGTAGAAGATGCAAAATCACAAGAAGTTCTTGCTAATGTTTTAAGAACTACAACTAATGCTACAAATGCTCAAATTGCAGCAGTAGAAGATTATATAACAAAGCAACAATTACTGACAAATGTTCAGGACACAGAATTAAGAGCGAGTTATGCTACCCTTGTTGCAGCAACAAAAGATACAACAGACGCACAATATCTAAATAGTTTAGCCGTAGATGTTGCAATTGGAGCAAATAAAGATTTAAGTACTGTAACAAGTGCACTTGCAAAAGCAGCACAAGGAAATTTAAGACCTCTTGAGAAATTAAATCTTGGTCTTGATAGAGGAGCCATAGCAGCAGGTGATTTTAAAAGAGTATTTGCTCAACTTGGACAGACTTATTCTGGCACAGCAGCAAAAGTAGCAGCCAAAGACCCATTTACCAGACTGAAAATACAGTTTAGCGAAATAGCAGAACAACTTGGTACTGCTTTATTACCAGCATTAACAGATCTTGCGCTTAGAATTCAAACAGAAGTTGTTCCTCAAATTGAAGACTGGATTGAGAAAAATGGAACATTAATAAGCAAGTCCCTTCTTGATCTCGTAAAGACCATTGAAAATATTGCTAACGCTGGCGTTGCATTAATTACATTCTTGGCAAGATTTGAAACACTTTTAAAGGCGATTGCTTTTATTGCTCCGTTTGGATTTGTGGCATCTCAGTTGATGCTTGTTGGTAAATTTACCAAGGGAGTGCTTGATGGAATTGAAACCCTTGTAAAACGAGCAGGCGGACTCAAAACTGTTGGAGGACTACTCAAAGAAGTAGGCAAAGTTGTTAAAGGCACAACAGGATTCTGGGCAAAATTTGCAGTAGCAATTAGAAATGTATGGACAATTATTTCTATGATTGTTCCTCAAGCAAAAGCCGTTGCAATTGCTATTGCTGGTATTGGTGCTGGATTTGCCTTAATTAAAATTTTATTTGGCAATAATACAAAAGCCGTAGAAAAAAGTAGCCAGGCACTTGGAGAGCAGGCTCGTACTGCATTAAGAGCATCCAGAACTAATCGTCTAACAGCAGAACAACTTAAAAAGAAGACTGAAGAAGAAAAGAAAAATGCAGATGCTATTGCAGCCTCTGCTGCTGCACAGAAGAAAGCGCTTGAGCAACAAAAGAAAAATGCAAAGTTTGAAGCAGACTATGCAAAGATCAATGCTCGTATAGCCAAAACTCATGGCGTTAAACTATTATCTGCAGAAGAAGAAAAATTAGTTCAAATTAATGCTGCTGAGGCATTGCTAAATAGACAGCAAAAAATTGATGAAATAAATAAGCAGAAACTAAAAGATCTTAAAGAAGAAGTTTTGCTAAGAAAAGTTGTTAATGACCTTTCACAAAGATATGATGATATCCTCAAGGCATTGGCTGATAACGACATTAGCAGCAAAGATATTGTTGCCCTTGCTGGTAAGTGGGGCGTCACAACAGAAGCAGTAGAAGCATATTTGGCTACAATATTTGCTGTTGAAGATGGAACAATATCAGATGATGAAGTTATTAATCTTGCACAAAAGTGGGGCAGCACACAAGCCCAAGCAGCACAGTATCTTGATTTCTTCACAGCATTAAATGATGGAGTTCTAAGCGATTCTGAAATTCAGAAGTTAATGACCAAGTGGAAGATGACTGAAGACCAAGTACGCTTGTACGCTGATTTTGTTGGTGTAGTAAATGATGGTAAGTTAACTGATGCTGAAATTATTAAAATTCAAGAAAAGTGGAAGTTAAGCACTGACCAAGTTGTTGAATACATCAAGAAGATTGGTGCTCCTGTTTCTTATTCAGGTACCCTCATTGATCCTGCTAAGGCAGCAGAAATTGGTTGGCTAAGTGCTACAGCAGCATTAGAAAGATATTTGGCTCTTTTAAAGGCAGGCACTGGAGTTGTAGTTGGCAAAACTGCACCTGGAGGATTTGTTCCTGGTTCTGGCGAAGATCCTGCAGTAATAGCAGCAGCAAAAGCGGCAGCAGATGCCGCAGCAAAGGCAGCAGCAGATGCAGAAGCCTTAGCAAAAGAAGCAGCAGATGCAGCAGCCGCAGCAGCAAGAGATGCAGCATTGAGAGATTATGCAGCAGCAAAAGCAGCAGGCGACATGGAGACTGCATCACTGTATGCAGCACAAGTAGGACCAAGTGCATTGGCAGCAGGAGAATCTGGAGCCATTGGTGCAGCATCAATAGCATCAGCATTAAGAGCAGCAGAACAAGCATTGCAAAATGAAAGAATTATGAGTACATATGCTGGTTTCAGGGCTAAAGAAAATGCAGACGCAGTCTCAGCAGGTATTCTTGGCGGTAGTATGACAGATGCAGCAGCAGACGCTGCAGAAAGAGCAAGATTTAGAGCACTTACTCAAGGCACAGTTGCTACAGGAGCAGGTATTTCTGGTGGTAATTTAATGGGTGCCCCAATTGTTAACATTACTGTACAAGGCTCTGTAACATCAGAACAAGATCTTGTCCAAACAGTCAGAAATGGACTATTGGCAACACAAACTAATGGAAACTCGTTACTATTAGAGGCAGTTTAAAATGGCAAAACCAAAACTTGGCGTAGAGATTGATTTTGCAAATGGCCCAGCATTTGGATATCCATTCTTACTGAATGACCCAAATTTTGGTATTTTAGATGAAAACATTCTTGCAGATGCTCCAGCAGACATTGTAGACATATCTGCTCAAGTAAGAAGATGCTCTACTCGTAGAGGTCGTAACCGTATTCTTGCCAACTTTGAGGCTGGAACTGCGACGGTAGTGCTAAATGATCCTAATTCAGACTTTAATCCTCAGAATACATCATCACCCTACTATGGTAAATTGCTACCTCTTCGTAAAATAAGAATATATGCAGATCAAGACAGAGGCGATGGAATTATTCAGAGATATTTCATGTTTTCAGGATATATTACTTCATACGATACAAACTTTTATCAAGGAACTAATGAAGATGCTACAGTTACTTTACAATGTGCTGATGGCTTCCGTCTATTAGCAAATGTTGCTACAGGTGCTGCTCCTCTTACAGTAGATAATTTAAATACAGTTCAACTATCTGGTGCAAGAGTTAACTCATTATTAGATTTTGCTACTTGGCCAGTAGGACTTAGAAATATTGACACTGGCGATTCTGCTATGCAGGTAGATCCAGGTGGAGAAAGAAATGTGTTACAAGCAATTCAAACAATAGAGCAATCTGAGTTTGGTGCTTTTTATATTCAGCCTACAGGAGTTGCAAGATTCTTGGATCGTACAGATGTTTCTGAATTGGCAGATGTTGGTCCTCGCCTATTTTCTGACCTTGTTAATGTTGGTCTACCATATATTAATTTAGATATAGCATTTGATGATCAACTTATTCTAAATGATGTTTCAGTTACAAGGGTAGGTGGAACAACTCAAACAGTTGAAGACCAAGACAGTATTGATACCTATTTTTATAAGTCAGGTCAAAGAACTGGAATTCTTGTACAAACAGACCAAGAAGCAAACGATCAAGCAAGAATGTTACTTGCAGCAAGAAAAAATGCTGAACTTAGAGTTGATTCTATGACATTATCATTATCTACTGATAATAATAGCCTTAATGTTGCTGGATTGACCACAGATATATATCGTTTGATATATGTATATAAGACAATGCCTGGTGGATCAACAGTTGAAAAAGAATTGTTCGTGCAGGGTGTTCAACACGATGTTACTCCTACAGCATGGACAACAAAGTTCTTTACTCAAGAACCAATTATTCAAGCATTTATCCTTGATTCAGCAACTCAGGGTATACTTGGATTAACAGATCCACCCAACAATAACACTTTATCATACTAACCATAAGGAGAATAACATGCCTACAGGCAGTCCAAACGCTGGTTATAAGACCTTCAATACTGGAGATGTTTTAACCGCAGCACAGGTACAGTACTACCTGCAAAATCAGTCAATAATGTACTTTGCTGACGCTACAGCGAGAGACGCTGCCCTGACAGCACCTATCCGTCAAGAGGGAATGTTCGTCTATCTTGCTGATACAAATACCACAATGTACTATGATGGTACTACATGGCAGTCATTTGGTACTGGCGATGTTACTGGCTTAACAGCAGGGGCTGGAATTACAATTACTAACCCATCTGGTCCTGTTCCAACTATTGCAATATCAACAGGTGCAACTCTAACATCACCAAAAGAAACAGCAAATATTTCTGCAGTAGCAGCAACAGGAGCAATTAATCTTGATGTTCTTACTGCTGCTGTAAATATTCGTACAGTAAATGCTACAGGTAACTGGACAATCAATGTTCGTGGTGATGGATCAACAACCCTTAACTCAATAATGGCAACTGGAGAACAAATCTCAGTAGTATTTGAGTCACCAAATGGTGCTACAGCATACTATCCAACAGCCTTTAACATTGATGGATCTGCAGTAGTTCCTAAGTGGTTAGGTGGAACCGCACCTTCTTCTGGTAACATTAACTCTACAGATGTTTATGTTTATACAATTAGAAAAACAGGAGCAGCCACATTTACTGTTATTGCTTCACAAAGTAGATTTGCCTAATAATTAATAAGGAGTAGAAGTGAGTCCATTAGAGCGTTTTCCAAGCGGTATAGGCATACATTTAAGAGCCGCAGTAGCACCAGTTCCTGCACCTATACCTGCCCCAATTCCTGCTCCAGTGCCTGCACCTATTCCTGCACCTATTCCTGCACCTATCCCAGCACCTGTACCTGCACCTATCCCTGCTCCTGCGCCTGCGCCAGTAGCCCCAAGTCCAGTTGCACCTTCACCTGTTGCGCCTTCACCAGCACCTGCGCCTGTTGCGCCAAGTCCTGTTGCGCCAAGTCCTGTGGCACCTTCACCTGCTCCAGCACCTGTTGCTCCAAGTCCTGTGGCACCAAGCCCAGTTGCTCCAAGCCCTGCACCTGCTCCAGTAGCACCGTCACCAGTGGCTCCTTCACCAGTTGCACCTTCTCCAGTTGCACCTTCTCCAGTGGCTCCGTCACCTGTGGCTCCAAGCCCAGTGGCACCTTCTGGATGTATTCCTGCAAATGGATGCGTACCTGCATCAGGTGGCCCATCAAGATGTGGAACTTCAAATTGCTGCCAGTGTGAAATTGACGGTTGTACACTTCAAGTATGCTGCGTACCTTGCGGTGGAACATGGACTGGAATCAACTGCGATCCATGCTAATGCAAAATAATTCAATCTATGCTACACTACTACTAAGGAGAACTAAATGAAAAGAAAATTTATATTCGTTGTTGATGGCGAAGTAGGAATGAACTTATACTTTGAGGATGAAGGCGATGGAAGCGCAAAGTTCCAGAGAAATGCTGCTCATGCTGCAGTTCTAAGTTCTAACCCTCAGATAATTGAGGTTCCTGCTGCTGAAGAACCTTTAGACGATGTTGACTATTTTGGATGGGGCTATGTCAATGGAAAACTCACAAAACCAGAAGCCTAAATCAGCCTGGCAACAATGGAAAGAAAACCTTGGAGAGACAAGGCCATGGGACTTAGTAAATCCAAATGCTGAAAGAGCATCAGAAGAAGAGGCTAAAAGAAGATTTGAGATATGTAAAGGCTGTCCAGAACTTATTAAACTAACCACACAATGCAAAAAATGTGGTTGTGTTATGGCTGGCAAAGTCAAATTAGAAAAAGCAACATGTCCCATTGGAAAATGGTAAATCGGAGGAATAATGAATAAAGAAGAAATAGCACCTGGAATAGTAGTTTATAGCGATGTAATTCCTGATAGCGAAAATCTATATAATGAAATAGAAGAAGGAATGCAGTCTGCTGGCATATCTTGGGGCGAGGCAAGGGTAAAAGAGCAAGATGCTAACCATGTCAATCCAAATGCAAGAGATACAAGTATCATAGGTGTTCCTTACAGAGGACTAACAGAAGTAAATACTGCAAGTTTAGCAGATCTATTTAATAAAAATCTTAGTGATTTATTCTTTACTCATTTTGATCCTCTTGAAGCAGACTACAAGGCAATGTTTGCTATAGATACTGACTGGCATGATACTTTTGGAATTCTAAAATATGGAAAAGGCCAAAAGTTTACTAATCATATAGATGATTGCAGTGAATTTCATAGACGAGTATCTACTGTTTATTATTTAAATGAAAATTACACAGGTGGAGAAATTAACTTCCCTCGTTTTGGTATCACATTTAAGCCAAAGGCTAATCAGATGATTGTATTTCCATCTACATTTGTTTATAACCATTCTGTTTCTCCAGTTGTTGAAGGAACAAGATATGCCGTAGTAAGTTGGTTGCGATGAAAGATCCATTAGTTGTAAATGACCTTTTAAGTCAAGAAGACTATGACAGACTTCTACTTGCCCTGGCAAATCCTAAGAGTTTTGAATATTCTGCGGGATTTAGCAGGTACTGTATTGCAGACAATAGCCTACCTATTCTAAAAGAATTAGCAGATAAATTAGTGCCAAAGGCAAGAGAAGCATTTAATAGCGAAGGTTTACTGCCTACATATGCCTTGTTTGCACATTATGAAGGTCAAGATCCTGAACCAAGTTTATACAAGCATAAAGACGATAACGCATGTACTTATACTCTTGATATGTGTGTTTATCAGGTAGAGCCATGGGACCTGTTTGTAGATGATAAGGCTTATACGCTTTATCCAAATCAGGCACTTGCCTACTATGGAAATGATCAATGGCACTGGAGAGAGAAGTTTCCAAATCCAGAGACTAATCATGTTGCTATGATTTTCTTCCACTTTGCAGAACCTGACCATTGGTATTTTACTAAAGGGCCAGATTATCTAAGAGTAATTAGGGGCGAAATAACAGAAGATGAATGGAACAACAGATAAAATATTCTTCCAACTGTGGAATCCTACAGGTCTAATCAATCAGGTAATGAGCCTGGAATTAGCAATAGGTCTGTCACATGAAACAAAAGCACCTGTTGTAGTGCACTATGTAAGCAATAATGGTGACAATCTATATGATTTTAGAACTGTTCCAATCTACACACCCTCAAGATGGTACAACGGACAAAGAGAAGGTTTTACCAATCCTGACCAGTTCCCACATCTTTTAGACCTTCTTGATTTTGATGCAAACATCATAGTTGTTGATGAGAAAATAAATACATTCAAGCAAGAAGAAGTAGTCATAGGTGATATGATGAATAACTACTACTATAGTAATCAGCCAGAAATAACAGAATATGAACTGGCATTTGCAGAAGGTAGACAAAGATTACCATTAGATAAGCCAATACACCTAAAAGGAACATTAGGCTGGTACTCAAGATTCTTTTATGGCAGAAGCCCTGAACTAAATAAGACATTATCTTCAGTTAAATTTAAGAAGGAATATACTGATTTGGCTCACAAAATATCTGCATCTTTGGGTACATTTCAGGGTATGCATTTAAGGCTATCTGATCATATTAAAATGTTTGAGACTACCCAAGAAATGTTTGAAGACTGGCTAAATAAATTTGAACAGAATAATATACCAATTGTAGTATCTACCTGTGAACCAGGACATAAAATGGTTCAAGATAATAAACATAGATTTACTCTATTAGATGAGTACATTGTAAATAACTTTGCAGATGACTTTAAATCCCTGCCATTTCAAGACGAAGTGGTATTTGGCTTAATCTGCAATTTAGTCCTACATGATTCTGTAAATTTTGTGGGTACATCAGGAAGTACTTACAGTGCTTATATCCATAGAATAAGAAATCAAAAGGGCATTGAGACATGGGATTTCTTTGATAACCCACCAAAAGCAGAAGGATGGGCATACTCCTGGTTTAACTATCCATTAGATAATGGCAGGAAAATGTGGTGGCGTGAATGGGAAGAGTCAAAATGTTAAAAAGAATTAAATATAAGTTTAAGATGTGGCGTAAATACAGAAAAATACCTAAAGGTGGAGTAATCTACTAATGCTATTTGATGTATTTAATCCCAGAGTTATTCCTCATATTGGTTATGATAAGACTAATCCTAAGAAAGATTATTCTCAATCCCAGCCAATTTTAGCCAGTCATTCTGAGGTTGCAAGACCAGAATATAACTATGAATGGAATAGCGATGGTCTGAGGTCCATAGAATTGTCCACAAGACCCTCTGTAATGGCTTTAGGATGCTCTATAACGCTTGGACAGGGCCTTCCTAATGATATGGCATGGCCCCAACTGCTATCAGGCCTCTATGACGCTCCTGTGGCTTCTATAGCCTACTCTGGAGCCTCTGCAAATAAGTTAGTTTCCAGTTTCTTTGGAGCCATACATCAATATCAGTATAAGCCAGATATAGTCATTGCTCATTTTGCTAATTTTGAGAGATTTTATTTTATAGATGGGTATGCAAGTGGGCTTAGGGATTGGTATGCCAACCACTCACCTAAAGTCACTAAGGCTACAGCCCCTTGGAATTATCAGGAAATCTTGCCCTATGAATGGGTTTATTACCAGAATTTGGATCATATCAAGATGCTTGAGGCGTTTTGTGAAGCGGCAGGAATAAAGTTATATTGGTCTTGCTGGTCAAATGGACTAACAGATGAACAAGAACAATTTTTAAAAGATAACTTTAGACACTACATACCAGATCCTACAAGAAAGCAATTTCCATCAAGTTTTGAATTTGGAGTTTTTGTTAATAATATTTCTGACTTACCTCCTCATTATGAAATGATAAATTGGCCAGGATGCCACTCAGAATGGAAAGAAAAGCATCCAGATGTATTTGACTATGCCTACGATTATCATAAATTTTCTGGAGATTGGGGGCCAGGTGCTCATTGGCCTCATCCAGGATTGCATAGACAGTTACATATCGCAGAATTTTGGAATGAACAACTATGCCAGAAATAGTTAAAGAATTTCCAACAGATGATGGAATAGGTGCCATGCTATGGAAAAAGATCTATGCCATGTCCTATGCTAAACAACAGAATAAATTGTTTGAAGATACTCCACTTAAGTGGTTCTTAATACATTCATCAGATAATATCAAGAGTGAAGATGACCCAAAATATGCTGAGATGCTTGAGAAATTTAATAATGTTCTACTAAACCCTTGGAAAGATATAGATTTTGATTCTATTCCAGATAAAACATTATGTCCTCATATTGGTCTTGGATGGTCACATGCTCCAGGAATTATTGCAGAAACAGATTTCTTAGACTATGCACCAGAATTTAATAAGTTTTCTGACACAGTTCATAACTCAATAGTCATACATATTAGACGAGGAAATGCTGTGCCTGAAAATCCAAGGTACACAGAAGACAAGTTCTACTTTAACCTACTAAAAGACATACCTAAGATAATACAAGATTTACAATTAGATAACCCAAGAGTCATTATTACTACTGATGCAAGAAACGAAGAGCCATATACTCCTGTAGGCGAGAAACAAAAGATGTTTAATTGCCAGCCATATTTACATAAAGATGAGTTTGGTAGATATCCAACAACAGGAATTGATATAGATTTACTTAAAAGTGCTTACCCTAATGTTGAGATAATTGATTACTTAGATACCTATGATGCTTTTATTCTTATGCTTACCGCCAAAGTTTTGATAGTTGGGAACTCTGCATTTAGTCAATCTGCTGGATTATTATCTACAAACATGGTTATTGCTATGCCACCAAAAGAAGGCATGAGTCATATATTAAACAGATTTAAAAATAAAGTTGGACAACTAAACAAAGAGGGGCGTTATGAAAATTCTTGGAATCAATGAAACAACACATGATGCATCAGTAACTCTTATAGAAGACGGAAACATATTATTTGCTGGACATGCTGAAAGATTTAGCAAAGAAAAAAATGACTGGTATACAAATGACGAATTAATAGATTATGCATTGTCTTACGGAGAACCAGACAGAATAGCGTATTACGAACATAGATGGCTGAAGAAGGCGAGAATAATTACTCGTGGTGGCTTTGGCGGAGGAAAGCCCTATTATCTCAACAGAGCAGATTTGAAATGGGTGCCAAGAGAATCATTTAGCCACCACTACTCTCACGCTGCAGCAGGGTACTACACAAGTAAATTTGATGACGCAGCAATAGTAGTCTTAGATGCAATAGGTGAATTTAACACAACATCTATTTGGGTAGGCGAAGGCTCTAACATAAAGTCAGTTGAGAAGAAAAACTATCCATTTAGTTTTGGTCTTTTCTACTCAGCCTTTACAAATCTTGTAGGACTAAAGCCTAACGAAGAAGAATATATCTTCATGGGAATGGCGGCATATGGAGATTGGCGTAAGTATTATAAATACATAGAATCATATTTTGACAACAAAGATAGACAAGCATATAACTTCCATAGAGGAATACATGACTGGCCAATTCCAATAACAGAGCAGGATAGATTTGATATTGCTGCTGCTGTACAACATGTTTATACAGTTAGGCTTTATGAATTTATGATGCATGTTAAAAGAATAACTGGCAAGAAAAACCTTGTATTTATGGGTGGATGTGCTTTGAATTGTTCAGCCAATACAAGACTGTGGGAATTATTTGATGATATTTGGATCATGCCTAATCCTGGTGATGCAGGCTCTTCTTTAGGTGCCGCCGCAGCAGCGTATGGTAAGCATGTAAACTGGCAACATCCATATCTTGGCTATGACTTAGGTGGTCCATATCCAGTAACAGATATTATTACAGGATTGATCAGAGACAAAGTAGTTGCTGTTGCTTCAGGCAGAGCAGAGTACGGTCCAAGGGCTTTGGGTAACAGAAGTATTCTGGCTGATCCAAGAGATCCTGATATCAAAGACAAAGTAAATTTAATTAAGAAGCGTGAACTATTTAGACCATTTGCTCCTGTAGTGATGGAAGAACATGCTCATAAATGGTTCAAGATGGACTTTACAAGTCCGTACATGCAGTATGCAGTAGAGTGCTTACAACCAGACAAGATTCCTGCTGTCGTTCACAAAGACGGTACTTCAAGAGTACAAACAGTCAATAAAGAACAACATCCAGGATTATACGAAGTGTTATCAAACTGGTATGCCATGACTGGAGTTCCAGTGTTGTTAAACACAAGCCTAAATATAAAAGGGCAACCTCTTCTCAATGACGAGAATGACATTGTTGAGTGGGAGAAAACTTACAATACAAAGATAGCGGGGCGAAAATGAAGACAGCATTAGTACTTGGAGCAGGCGGATTTATAGGTAGCCACTTAGTCAAAAGACTAAAAGAAGATGGCTTCTGGGTTCGTGGAGTAGATCTTAAACATCCAGAGCACTGGGAAACATACGCTGATGACTTTGTAATTGGAGATTTAAGAGATCCAAGCGTTATAGAAAAAGTAATGCCAATAAGATTTGATGAAGTGTATCAATTGGCTGCTGACATGGGTGGAGCAGGTTATATCAACTCTGGAGATAATGACGCAGAGGTTATGGGTAATTCAATACTCATAAATGTTAATGTTTTAAAACAAGCAGAGAAGGTAAGAGTTAAATCTATATTCTTTTCATCTACCGCTTGTGTGTATCCAGAATATAACCAGATGGATCCAGGCAGCATAAACACAAGAGAAGATTCCGTATATCCAGCAGCACCTGACACAGAGTACGGTTGGGAAAAATTATTTAGTGAGCGTTTATATCTTGCCTACAATAGAAATTATGGCATGAAGAACAAGATAGCCAGATACCACAATGTATATGGACCATACGGTACATGGGATGGCGGTAAAGAAAAGGCACCAGCAGCAATTTGTCGTAAGGTAGCAAAAGCAACAGATGAAATAGAAATCTGGGGCGATGGTAATCAACATAGATCCTTCTTATACATTGATGAATGTATCAAAGCAACAGTAGATTTTTATAGACAAGACAAGTACTTTGAGCCAATAAATATTGGTTCTGAGAGAAATGTGTCTATAAATGAGTTGGTGGATATTGTCTGTGAAATAGCAGGCAAGAAACTAACTAAGAAGCATGTGCCAGGTCCTCTTGGTGTCCATGCAAGAACTTCACACAATGAACTAATAACATCTGTGTTGGGTTACGCTCCAGATGAAAACTTGGAGTATGGCCTTACCCAGACTTATCAATGGATACAAGGAGAACTAAACAAATGAGCATAGAGCAGTGGGCAGGCTTTATAGTATCTGCAATCACCATAGCAGTAGCGTTTGCGGGATCCGTAAGGTTTCTCGTGAAACATTATTTATCTGAGTTGAAGCCTAATGGTGGCTCAAGCATAAAAGATCAGGTAAATAGATTAGAGGCAAGAATGGATCAAATTATGGTGCTTCTAATAGAATCAAATCAACCCAAGAAAAAGAAAACATTTCAAACAAAGGGCGAGTAATGCAAAAATCACAAAATGGATGGCCAGCATCTAAAGATCAAAAAGAAATAGACATACAGATCTTTAAAATAAAGGGCACTGACAGGAAAATGAGACTACAGAAAGACGCAGGAGTAATCTTGACTGCCTTTGCTGCTGAGTTTCATGCTCAGGTAGAACCTATTGATGAGGGAGTGTTTGACGATTGGGCATACGCCTATAGGGATGTTAGAGGTAGTGATTCTGATTTATCAAATCACGCATCAGGAACAGCCATAGATCTAAACGCTACTAAGCATCCATTACATGCGGAAAATACTTTTACAAAGCAGCAGGCTCGTATCATAAGAGAGTTGTGCAGCAAGTACGGAATTCGTTGGGGCGGAGACTATGCAAAGCGCAAAGACGAAATGCATTTTGAGATAGTTGAAACACCTGACGAAGTAAAAGCAAGAATAAAAAATATGGGGCTAAGAAGGAGTAAGAAAAATGGCTAAAGCCAAAATCGTAAAGTCCAATAAAGAAAAAGCAATTGCAATGGCCCAGTCATGGGCAAGAGCATCATTTGCCTCAGTTGTAGCCCTCTACATGAGCGGAATCACTGATCCAAAGGTATTAGCAAACGCATTTTTAGCAGGCTTGCTTGCACCTTTAGCAAAGGCTCTACAGCCAAATGAAAAAGAGTTTGGCGTAAATAGCAAATAACTGCTATACTTATACTATGCAGTCAGGTCACACTCACACTTAAGGGAATTTGGACTATCACTGCAGAGGGCCTGGAAGCAATTCTGGGCCTTTTTAACATAACGGGACAACCAAGGCCTGAAAGTGTCTGAAATCGCCTTATACGGCTTTTAAAGGGCATCTGGAAGGAAACTCATGGGGCGATTCATGGGGCTAACCAAGGAGAATACCTATTAATAAAAATACAATAATCGGAGGATTATTTGTAGTCATAGCAGTTTTATTATTACAAGTAAGTACTCCACAACCAGCAGTTCCAGTAGTTTATGAGCCAAGACCTCCAATGATGCAGGTCAATGCAAAGGCGGTAGCGAAAGAATTGCTAACAAAAGAACAATTCTCATGCTTTACCAAGTTGATAGGAAAAGAATCAGCCTGGAATCCTAAAGCAGAAAATCCAATTTCTACAGCCAGTGGAATAGGCCAAATGCTTGATTCAACTTACGAAGGATTAGGCATGAAAAAATCCAATGCGGGAATAGCACAATTAGTTGCTACCCTTTCATATATTTCAAGAAGACATGTTCATCCATGTAATGCATGGGAACACTTCAAAAATAAAGGCTGGTATTAGAGTTTGACATGATACAAGTCGTGATGGTATAATAATTATATTGGTTGCCATAATCAATAATAAATGTCAGAACACCTCCTGACTATAGCCTCCAAGGTAGTTATCTCAATTTCCGCCTTGGAGGTTATTTTTTTTTGCGGGAATTTGCAATAGAAAAACTCATCTGCTACAATAGTACCAAGAGTCTATATGGAAAGTCACTCTTTAAAAAGACTGCCAAACAACTGAATAGATAAATATGGACATAAGTATACGACGAGCACACATAGTTTTATACGCAAGAAGGTTTCTTTACAAAGGCGTTTATCCCTTCGTTCATATTAGAAAAAATTATAAATCTACAAAACAATGTAGCCTATCCACATTTGGTCGTGTCACTGGGAGGATCAAAGTGTTGTGTGTTAAATATAGAAATATATTTAGTGAACGCTCCAGGTCAATGAATTATCATTGGATTTAATGTTTTAGGTGTTATATAGTTCCTTATATATAATATTAAAAAGCCAATTCATTAGAGGACACAAGGATAGGGCCTTTGCATGTTTAAATATTAAAAATTATATTTAGACAATTCAGGAGGAAATATGATGAAGTATATTATTGGTGGTTGTGCTTTAGGAATAATTTTAGGCAATTTAACAATTGGGCTTGGAGCAGCCTTTGCCCTTTATCTTTGGACAGGTAACAAATGAAAGAACCAGGATTGCTATCAAGATTTTGGAAACACAACAATGAATCAGATATAAATAACATGACTGATGAAGAAGTGCTACAATTAGTAGATGAATATCTTGAAAGATACATCACTGCTTACCAAAAGCGGAATCCAGGAAAAGACTTACCTAACATAGGTAGTACACTTGCAGATGTAAGAAACAAACGATATAACGGAGACAACTATGGAAAACAATAAATGGCAGTTTGTTGATGGAGACATTATTCTGTCATCAGATGATCCACAGCAATTAGAAATGGCAAATCAATGGATTTTGAATTTGACGCAGTTAATACGACAACAAGTAATGGAGGAACTGAGCAATGGGAGGACCAATAATGAATATGAACAACCAGAACTACCAGAAGTACCCTGCTGAGGAATTGATTGGAATCAAGATAGCATTAATCAATGCACTTGAGCAATTAGATTTTCTTATTTACAATATGGAACAAGATCTGATTGAATGCGATTGTGAAGACGGTTGCTGTAAGTAATGCGTTTCCACTTAGTTGCTTTACCTCATACACAAGTAACCAAAGAGTTCAGTAGTTGCGCTTATACCGAAAAAGTTATTGGATTTGCCAACATGATGACTTCCCTTGGTCATGAGGTATTTCTATATGGCTCTGGTCCAGGTACAGATGCAAATGTGACAGACTACATTCAATGCTTACCAGAACAAGATAGATTAGAAGCAGTAGGAGACAAGCACTATACATCTGCTTCATTTGATAACACTCTTCCACATTGGCAGATATTTAATCGTAATGCCATTCAAACAATTGCAAGACACATTCAACAAAAAGATTTTATCTGCCTTATAGGAGGCACTGCTCAAAAGCCAATAGCAGATGCATTTCCTGATCATATGTCAGTAGAATGGGGCATTGGTTACTCTGGAGTATTTGCTAAATATAAAGTCTTTGAATCAAACACATGGCGTTCTGCTGTGTCAGCACAATTTAGAAATGCTGCATCTATTGATATTAATTTCTTTGATGGCGTTGTAAATGGTTATTACGATGTAGAAGATTTTCCGATGCAGTTAGAGAAAAAAGATTATTATCTTTATATGGGTCGTATGACTCAACGCAAAGGCGTAGACATAGCAAGCCAAGCCTGTGAACGATTAGGCGTTAAATTAATTATGGCAGGATCTGGAGACTATATTCCACCTTATGGAACTTACATAGGTGAGGTAAAGGCTAACGACAGGGCTGCTTTACTTGGTGGAGCAATTGCTACATTTACACCAACCATCTATCAGGAACCCTTCTGTAATGTTCATATCCAGTCTATGGCCACAGGAACACCTGTCATAACAACTGATATGGGTATCTTCACAGAAACCGTCCAAAACGGCTTTAATGGCTTTAGATGCAATACTCTGGCTCAGTTTATTGAGGCGGCGGAACTGGTAAAGAAATTAGATCCAAGGAAAATAGCCACAGACACATATGCAAAATACTCTACTGATATGATTAGATATCAATTTGAGGCATATTTTAAGAGATTATTAACATTATGGGAAGATGGATTTTATCAAGTTTGACCAGTCATGTCTGATAAATATGGCTAAGAGTTTGCAATATACAGAAACATCTGGTATACTTATAGTATGCAGTTGAAAGACTGTAAATACTAACAAAGGAAATTGAGACTATGAACAAAAACTTAGATAGTTTAATGTGCGTATTTTGCGAGGGATTTATCGCAGACGCAATTGATTACACAAAGACACAATTCTGTGCACCATGTAACGAATACAAAGGCGTAATAACCGTCAGAGAATTTCTGGAGGTATACGCATAATGAAAACATGTTCAGAATGCAAGCAAGAAAAAGCATTATCAGAATTCTATAATACAGATGCTTTTAAGAAATATAAATTTGGTGTTGACTTCAAATGCAAGTCATGCCGAAATGGATACAATTTAAGGGTAAGCAGAACATCTGGTAAATTTACCTGTACAGTAGACCAATGCGATAGAAGACATTATGCAAAAGGCTACTGCCGTTTACACTATGATCGTGTAAGAGATTATGGAAGAACAGATATTCTAAAAGAAGTTCTACCATTAGACCAAGAAAAGCAATTCTACAGAACCATAAACGGAAAAGTTTACAAGGGAAATCTATATTCTCTTGAGAGTAGAATCTGGCATAAGTATAAGATGACAGTAGAACAATGGACTGCTCTTGCTGAAAATGGTTGCAATATTTGTGGAGCAGCAACAGGAACTGCATCAGACCGTCATTTACATGTAGACCATGACCATGCTTGTTGCCCTGGTAAGACTTCATGTGGTGAATGTGTAAGAGGCATTGTTTGTAATTCATGCAACACAGCAATTGGCCGTTACGAAAAGGGTACTCTAAGAGATGATTATCCAAAGAGAGATGGCATCATAAAGTACCTACAAGACTACACTGCTCGTCGTAAGAAACTTGACAATATCAAAACACTTCATGATGTATTTGTAGATCCTCAAGGAAAGTACAAGGAGTGGTAATGAAATGGATAAAAGAGTTTGTATCAAGTGTGGCATTGAGTATCCGCTACAAGAGAAGTACTTTGCTTATGCTCATGGCTCAACTACAAGGTACCTTACCAAGTGTAGAGAATGCGTCAGAGAATACCAAGAAGAATATAGAATCAGAAAACAAGAAGAAGAAGTAGGTGGCGGAATGTACGAGATAAAAGAAATACCAGAAGCAACAAAGAAGCGTAAAATAGTTAATGCTTTAAACTACATTCATCTACAAGCGTTTGGAGAGCAACTAATGGAAGATATATATTGGTGCAAGACTGATGACTGTGTTCAGATAACTGAAAGCATTTGTGGTGCATGTGATAAGCCTATGGAAAAGATTGGCTTCATAGACTACAACGAGGACAACAAATGAATATTGTTTGGATGATACTTGCTGCATCATTAGCATTCTTTTGTGCAAGAAGTATTTTAATCTGGGGCTTCCTTGGATATGCAGTTGGATGGCCAGTCTTAATAATCCTTCCATTACTTGGAGTAAAGGTAAAGAGATGGGAAGAAAGACTTGCTACTCTTGACTCAATCAATGAGAAACTAAAAGAAAAAGCAGAAAGTCAAAAGCCAGAAGGATATCAAGAGTTTGATAATGTTGATGACTTGTTCAAACAATTAGAGAAAAAATAGGGGCGCAAATGGAATGTCAACTATGTCAGCATGATGCAAGAGATGAGAAGTATCTTTGCAGACGCTGTGAGAGTATTATGAGAGATCAACTCTCTGACATTCCTACCCTGCAACAAGAAGCAAAAGGATTCCTGGTTCCAGGTAGAACTGGATCAGGAGCACCAAACTCTGAAAGGTCAATAGGCTTTAATGTAGCAGCAATGGATTACTCTATGGCTGTGGATATCTTGCCAGTCCTACATACATATGAGGCTAAGATCAGAAGAGGTAGAAACCTAACACCGCCAGCCCTGTTGAGGAAGCATCCAAGTATTGAGACAGAGGTTGCTGCAACAGCCCAGTTTCACATTACTCATTTAGGGTGGAGCCTACAACAGGACTGGATTGGTGATTTTGCGAGGGAAGTTAAAGAGATCCATGCCAAAGGATTAGCAGTAACTAAATCCTTCATAGAGAAGACAAGAAGAATACCATGTCCAACAGATCAATGTAAGGGTAAGATAGCAATAGATATTGAGCAGATCTTAGGTGAGGTAAACTGCCTAAAATGTAGAGGTTCTTGGACTCTATATAGATTATTACAGTTGGCTATGGCTAATCCAGATAGAAGGTTTTGGCTGGATGAAGAGGCTATCTGTCTATGGTTAAATATCACCAAGAGAGAACTCATGAAGGTTATAGACAGCCATAAGGTTCCCAAGAGGAATGGACTCTATGACTTATCTACAATAGTTAGGATAAGAAATGAAGTTGCGAGTTTTTAGTATTTCTGCTATAATGAGAGGGTCTGTACTTTGTGCACCCAAAATCAGGGCGGAATCTAAAGAGTACCAATCAATCCCAATAAAGGAACTAATCCATGTATAATCTACATTTAGTAATAGGACCAGTTCAAGTAGGATTAGAGACAGATGAGAAGTTATCCTTTGATGGTGTTGAGTCCCTATTAAACAGAGGAACACTAACTGCACTAACATTATTCAATGGACATATGGGTGCCATGGTCAAGTATGAGAACTACGATAATGAAGAAGATCATGACTGTGAAGAATGTTCAATAGAAAATAATATAAATAATAATGAAGAAATTTAATTCACCTTGTTTATATTGTGGCATCATATCTCGTGGCGGTATCTGTAGAGATTGCAAGAATGCAATAGAGGCAAGGGATCCCAAGAGAAAAGAAAGAAATAAACAATACGATCATGAATGGAATAAGATAAGTAGATTAGCCAGATCCCTACAGCCCTGGTGCTCAAGATGTGGATCAAAAAATGACCTGACGGCGGACCATATATTATCTCTGGCGAATGGTGGCTCAAATATACTGGAAAATGTCATGGTTTTGTGCAGAAAATGCAATTCATCTAAGAAATAAAATATAAAATTAATCTAAAATAAACACTTCCACTACTGGCACACCCTCCTGGCACTATCCAGGTATGGGTATTTTTCTGCGTATGCGTAATCACAGGAAAC